ATGTCGTGACCAAGTTCATTAAACTTCATCATAGATGTGATTTTTTTAAACTCTTCGGTCATTAACTTTTTAATCTTATCGGAAACTTGTAAATTATCTAATTGCAATTCAATTGGACTATCGTCTGTACCCGTAATGGATTCATTTACAATATCTTCTAATGCAGCATCCACTTCTGGGTGCATTGCAACTCCACGGTATTTATAGATTAGTGAAGAGTTATCTTTGGATTTATCACCGTGAATATCAATATATTGCCCATAATGAGCCCCAGTTGATGTGACATAACCAGCACCATCATCATCAATCTTAGGTACGATTGATTTTAATTTTTTATCTTCTTGTTCAGCCTGTTTAGTTCTTGAAATTTCAAAACCAAAAAGCCGTAAAGAGTTTTCAGCCATACCTTTTTCTCTCAGATTAAATTAAGATTTAGGTAGGGCATTTCTGCCCCACCTATTTTTATATATACACTTCTTATGAAGTAGTATCTGACTCCCAATACTGCACCTGGAATTCAACAGTGAATCTTTCAATATCATCGTTGGTTCCATACGCAAGATCAATTGGTGATACAGACGTAGGGAAACAACCACGGAAATTATACCGCTTTAATACTGTTTCATCCCTATCTAACTGCTCCACAATTAAATCCGCTTCATAGTCAACAGGTGCTGTCAGACCAGTATTTGCACTGTGTGCATTAATACCATTCATCCAGCGCTCCATCGCATTACGGATTCTAAAATCAGTGTCATTAATAATAGTTGGAGACCACACATCAAAAGTACGGTCACCAGCAATTTTAAGCTGTCTGCCACGGAATGGAATAACAATTGTACCCATAATCGAGCCAGGAAGCTGAGCTGCTTCACACATAAAAGATGTCAGTTCAACATCTCCATTTGCGTATGCAGGAAAGTTGATGGTCGCCTTAAATAAATTAGGACGTGCACCACCACCTTTCAATTTTGCTTTAAAGTCGTCTACTGAAAGGACCATTTATTCTCTCCCGCCTTATACAGTACCAACAACTTCACTAAATTCTACACCAGTTCTCACAGCTACGAAGTTGAGTGTTACGTAGTTGATCGAACGTGCAGGTTTAACAAAGATGCTACATACAAATTCGTTTCTATCTATAACTGCCGGAGTATTGTTTGTTTCATCACAAACAACTTGGAAGTCGGTGATACCTCTACGACCTTGGATTTCACGCAAGAATGGTTCAATGACGTTTTTAAACTCTGCACGAGTAAATTCATCGTTGAATTCAAACATCACATTTCTAGCCGCAATGGAGATTGCTCTTTCAAGCCCTAAGAACAAACGACGCACGTTAATGCGATCAAATGCACTCGGTCTTGCAAGCTTGGTTTTATCACCAAACAGTAATACACCCTGTCCAGGAATATTTGCAATTGGGTTAATACCTGCTTTGTAAAGTGTATCTCTTTCTGTTTTAATAGGCGAATATGCCAGTGATGTAATACCTAAATACTGCCCACGTCTTGGACCAGCAGGTGAGAACCAAGGAGCAGCAACATAGTCACTTGCCGCCATGATACCAGCCGTAGAAGAGGAAGCAGGAATAAAGATATACTGATCTGTAAACTTATCATAAACTTTCAAGTAGTTGTTATCTACAATCAAGTACGAAGAGTTAGTGAAAGTATTTGCAGTTGTAACAGAAGATGTAACAGGTGTTGTATTATTAACAACAGCCGCTCTGTTAGGTGACGCAACCACAACACAGTCTTTACGGGTACCTTGTGCAATTGATACAAGATCATTTACAACAGTGGTCTGATCTGCCTGGACACTTAAACCTGGTGCGATTAAGAAATCAACCAAGGTTGTATCAACATCTTCGAACTTATCAAAGCCTGTTGCATACTGTGCAGTACCTAAAGCAGAACCGTCTGCTCCTTTAGCCATACGAATGGATCCAGTTACAGTTCCTGTTTTTGCATAGTTCTTTGCGGTTGTTGAAGCAGTACCTGCTTTTGCTGTAAATGGAGGAGTTGTTTGAGTTGCACCGAAACCAGCCATCCAAACATATTCGGAAGCATTGTTGATAACATTTTTGACGTAGTTTGTAGAACCATCGGCATTTTTGTTATCATTCGACAAAGACATGAATGGAAAGGTTTCGAGTACTGAATTTTTGGTGCCCGTAAAGAGACCACCAGCATCAATAACTGCAACGTGAATTTCGTCTTTTGATGAACCTCTTGCACTATCCCAAGCAGACGTGCCTGGTGCAGCATCAAAGGAACTCTTATAAGTCCAAGCATCAAAGTCTGTAGTGCCCGATGAGTCAGCAGTACAGAATTGGACTTCGATGGAATTACCTAACAGCCCTGGCCACTTTGAAATGAAAGTGTGGGCAGAGTCATTGAGAGCTGTAATCTGGTTATCCCAATTATCTCTATTTTTAACAACAGGAGCGGCTGCACCTGCGTCGGAGTCAAAGCCGTTCACGGCTCCGTTGATTTCTCTAACGATATTTAAATCGCTGGAATATCTTAAAAAATATGCGGCAGAATGCCATTCGACAGTGTTGTCACTGTCAGGAGCACCAAATGTTTCGATTAAGCCTGCCTCATTTGCGACCAGAGTAGGCTCCTGCACCGGACCCCATCTAAACTCGCCGACAAAAGCACCGGTACTTGTTGGAACATTAGGTACACCCCCAGTTAAATCAATCTCCTTCGTAACAATTGCTGGAGACTGAGATGGAGTTGTAAGTGCCATAGCGTTTATTCCTCAGTTTTTATTGATAAGCTTATCATAATACGGATGTTCAATTAAAACTATTTATATTATTTTAGTTTTAGAAAAATCTATCCGTGGTATCTATAGCCCACTCATTACCATGTGTGTCAGTAAAATGTTGATCTGTTTCAAAGGATTCTGTAATACCGTTGTCTATAACACCAAATGGCATCATATCGGCTTCAATCTGACTAATTTTTTCTTTATACATCATCTCTTTTAAATTAATATTTGTCATATCTCGAAACATACTTGTATTTGCAAAATAACCAAACATAACTAGATTCATTACTAGATCATCATGGTTACCCGCAGATGCTTCATATGATTGACCACGGGCAACAAAAGTTGATATTTCCATAATGGTTTCTTGATCTTGAATGAGTAGTTTACCATTTTCTAAAATATCTTTGATGCCAGAACAGCCCAATCTTTTTGTTTTTCTTGTTATCTCAACACCAATTTTATCTGCTTTAATTGCAGATTCCATATGTAAGTTTTCATATTCTAGATCATGATATAGACCTCTGGTGACCAATGTCCCTTGATCATTTGATTCTATAATAACATATGCCTCGTTGTAAAGGTTTGCATACTTATAAATAATATCAGGGAAGAGGAGAGGAGAGATATTATTATTGCGATATACAGCTACTTGCCTAAATGGTGTTACGCTAATGTCGATTAATGTAAAAGTAGAATAGTCCTGACCTCTTCCCTTCGAAACATCACACGTCATAATATATTCATGCTTTGGCTTCGGTTTATCATATATAAGAAGATCACCACCCTCTAATACTTTTATAGGATCAGCTGCTCTAAATTCCATAAGAGTTTCAGCATTAATAAGAGTATCACCGGTACCAAAAAATGTATTACCAAACTCCTGATCAAACTGTAATTGAGATGTATTACCAATGGTTTCTTCTTTCCATTTTTCATCTCGTCCAGGAACATCCCACCAATCAACTCTAAATGGCTTGTATGTATTTGTTCCTTGTGTTGCCCCTTGCCAAATATTATAATACATATTGCCAATACCATTAGCGGTAGAGGTAATAATAACTTTAGTATCTTTACCAGATGAAATAACTGGATATGTAGAAGTATAAAACTCAGCAGCATTTTCAACAAAAGCAAATTCATCAAGGTATAGAAGTGCTACGGACATACCACGGATAGATGAGCCTGATGTAGCAGCCGCAATGATCCGTGAATTATTAGAAAACTCAATAGAACCTTTGTTAAGTGTTTTGGTTCCAGGCTGTAAAAAGAAAGGTAGGTTTTCTAACATAAGTGTAATGCGAGATAACATTTCACGTGACGTAGCACCTTTGTTTGCTAGAACAGCAATATTTTTTTCACTATTAAAAAGTGCATACCATAACAGATAAGCAACAGATGAAATAGATTTACCACTTTGTCGACAAGCAAGAATAATAGAAAATCTATTATTATTAAAATGGTCAAACATTTTTTTCTGATATGGATATAGGTTAAAGTTAACCAAACCTTCATCAAGAGATATAATCTTACAATAGGTCCGAGCAAAATATGCCGGATCTTCCATACACCTCTGATATTCTAAGATTGTTTCTTGAGACCAACCTTGTGTAATACCGTCACGCTTGACGTTAGGGTTACCGAGGTAGCCTTCATGACCATTAATAATATTATTCATCATTTAAGTGTGGTGTAATATCCACCACATTACTTTCCTCGTTCTTTTTCGCATTTTGTAACATTCTTTGTAAATCAGCAGTGGAACCAACAAATACGTTATTGTTTGTGGTGCCACCTTCAATCTGCTTTACTGGATCTGTATTAATATCTTTATGTTTCTTATTTAGGTCAAGTAGTTTATCGTTGACATCAGCGGTGTTCTTAATCAACCCTGACAAAACTTCAAACGCTCTTGGATGTTCACTTTCACGAGCTACTTCAATCATATCTTCTAAAGCATTTCTACCCTTTTCAATCAAGTCATAAAGAACTTCACGAGAATATTCATAATCGGTATCTACTTCTTTTTTCTTATCAGCCACTTGAGTCACCATCCTCTGCTTCTAATATTGTAGTAGTAAATCCATAATCACTATCAGGTGAAACATTTAAAGGATTTGGATCTACTGTTAATTTTAAAGTTGGAACAGATGCTGTTCCATGACCATCCGAATCAATAAGAGTATCGACATGAACATTATTAATAACTTTTCTAATAATAGCAGATTCGTTAATGCCTTGGTAAAAGTTAGCTTGCATTATAAAATCTAAAGCATATATAATTGTTCTTCTATTACCAAGTTCACCTTCAAAATCATCACTTATTGATAAACCATCAAGTGTAATCGGAACATCTTCTTTAATATCAGCATAATCCGAAAATGGTTTAATAGTGAGTGAATATTGTGGAGCAAAAACTGGTAATATTTGTTCTACAATCTGTAAAGCATCATCTTGAGTCTTTGCATAAATCTGTAACTGAAAGTTAATATCATATGGAACATAATTATAGATTTTTGACCTATTCACTTCAGGAGTAGCAGATGTTGTAGCTACTCTATTTACATTACCCATTTTATTCAATTGGCGTATAGGGTTATATGAAAATCCTAAAATTTCAAAAGACATTCTAGGTAATTTAATAGCAACATTTTGATCATTATCAAGATCTGCCGATTCTCTGATTCTTTCAAGAAAATCTCTTTTCGGTGCATATGAAATAGGAACCTTTACGGTGCTAATCACAGAACCTGCTGCATTCTTTCGAATCACATAAATGTTATTGAAAAGTGAACCAAACATGGCTACACTTTTTCTTATTCTTTCGTTATAAAAATATGAGCCAAGCATTATCTAGGATCTCCAAATGGATTTGTTTCACTAAAGTCAAGGAATGACAGGTCTGTGGTAGTCGTTTTAAAATCATCATTTTGTTCGTTGGAAGATAATTTATTGACTTCCGCTATGGCAGTTACCAATGCTTGACCAGAAGAATCTTCAGTAATCAGATACCTATTTGTAGCAAAGTTATGGAAAGCTCCATCATTCGCACCAACATGAACAAGATGTATCACTTTATCACTATCACTGTAAGCTGAGACTTCGCCACTCATGATTGTGCCATCTGCCAAGGTTTGTTTTACATTATCTCCAACATTCCAAGAACCGGCAGTCAAAGCAGAGTCTAGTGTGAGACTATATGTATAAGCATAATCTTGCTCTATTTTATCAATAACAGTAATACCGGTATCCAGATCCTCATCGTTATATTCAAACAGTTCACATCGTAGTTTATAGACAGGTAAATTTGATAATTGGTAGAAAGGCTGTTCGTGTTCAACGTGCATGATCTGAAAGAGTTTATTTGTCATAGGTAGGTGAATTAAATCACCTTCCAGTGGACGAATAGCTGTTACTGCACTTGCATTCCTTTGTAAGTCTCCCCACCTTTTTCTTGCAAGAATAAAAGTTGCTTGGTCTCGGATTTCAACACCAAACTTGGTAAATAAATCCCCTTCTCCATCAAAACCTTCAACGTTTTCAATATACATTTCTACTTTGTGTGAAGATCCAAACTTAGATGGAACATCATCACCAAATATACTATCTTCATTCACAATAGTTCTTGGAAGATAGTACACATCTTGCCCATACATTTTGAGTGACTCTATGACAATATCTTCGTAAAGATTTTGTTCGGATCTAACAGACTGAGAGAAATAGGGATTCGTAGCCATGTGTTATCCTACAAAAAAGCTTGCTGGTGTCTCGTAAGTTAAACGAATTTCTTCTTGTAATGCTGTAATATCTTGAAGTGCATCATCATATATTTGTCTTCCGTTAAGAGTCACACCACCCGGCATCTGCATTCCTTCAAACTTGATTAGGTTTGCTCCCCATTGATGCTTGAACAAAGCAGTTGTATATTTCTTTAACCAAATATCGTTCCAAACATCTGTATTGCTAGTAGGTGTCACCTTGTAAGCTTCGTATACAATATAGTCGCCAGACTTGATATCTTTGTCTGCAAAGTCACCGTGTATATACAGTCTATTCTCGTGTCGTGAATATGTTACTTGCGTCTGACCATTCAGTTTCATATCCAAGAGAGACAAGTATTGATTGAGTTGTTCGTAGTATGCCATATCTCCAGCAAAGTGTTGCATATTTGCAATATCATTAAGCATCATTTGATACTTGACAGAGAACATATTTGTGCTACCACCAAAGTTATTATTGACACTATACATTTTAGTGACATATAGCACATCAGTAGGCACATTGACATACTCTCTTGATACGTCACTATCACCTACCTGCTGAGCAATATAGGTCCTGAACGTGGCGTCAGAATGATACTCTTGCCAATACTGTAAAGCTTCATCTACACGATCCTGTTCTTGATCATAATCAATATTAATCTCAATTACTGGATCACCTAACCTGCGTTTACAGTAGTCAATGAGTGTCTGTCTTGATGTTGGGTTAGCCATTATTTTATCCTATATCTTTCAACTATTTATATTAGTTGAGTAGTGTCCCTGATGCATCGTAAACGTTGATCCTATAATGCGATCCGTGCTGTCCATCGAGTAAATCAGCATCTAAACCAGTTCCTGCACCATCAACTGTTTTTATTGCCGTAAGAATTTCTGCTGCTGATTGATCTGCTGTAGCCCCATCTTCTACATTAATAAGAGCACGAACATTTGCAGCAGTGAGTTCTTGAATAGCACTACCTGCACCATCGTCATTTCCTAGTATTACATTATTACCAGAAACATTCTGTATTTTTGCATAAGTAACGGCATCGTCTGCAATAGTTGTAGCACCATCTCCAGAAGATGTCACGTCACCTGAGTGGTTGGGGTGTGAATAGTTATTTGCGTTAGATGCAATCCCATCTAACTTTGTACCATCAGCAGACAGATCTCGACCGTCTACTGTCTGAGAACCAGAAAAAGTTATGTTACCTGTTAACTGACCACCAGCCAAACCAAGGTATCTTGCTTGAATTAGATCAGAATCAATGAAGTTATCAATGTTGTTGTCATTATCTTTATAGAATAACCTACCGTTGCGGTAGTTAATTGCAAGTTCTCCATAATCAATGTCACCTATACTAGGCGCATTATCATCAACCGATGATTTTTTAAGTAATAACTTAGCCATTTCTGCTCCTTAAAAAAGGTATGTGTTTAAAGTCCAAATATAAAAATATTTAGACTATATTAAAATGTACCACCATCTATAGTATCTAAAACAACAGCACCAGATGTTACCGTAAATTCATCTGAGTCAAATGACGCAACACCTGGATTTGAAATAGTAGCAAGTTCTGCTGAAACCGTAAGTGTGCCAGCACCATCATCATATGTCAAATCAATAGCTTCACCAGCGGCAAATAAGCTACCTGCTAAATGATCATCAATTACTTCTTTTAATTTTATTCCACCAAATTCTAAAGCACTATCGTTTAGAAGATTTAATGTCTTGTTCATCTCCCATTCATCATTACCACCATTGTAAGTGAATGTGGCTTTTGTGCCAGAATATAGAGCACCACCGATTGTAAGACCAGCTCCATCTGCAGCAGCAGCATTAACTGCCGAATCTGCAAGAACTATATTCAGATCATTAATGGAAACTGTAGTAGAGTTTACAATGGTTTGTACACCATTTACAGTAAGGTTACCACGAACAATAACATCACCACCATCCGAGTCAATCGGATTTGGATCAAGCGTAAGAACGCCACTTGATGAAGCAACAGTGTTATCCAAGATCCTAATATTGTCTACATCAATCTGAGTAAGACCTGCAATAACGGTAGATGAAGCACCTAAATCAATCTCTGTGGTACCGATTGTAATCGAATCATTTGCTAGTTTTGCATTGGTAATACCAGCATCTTTAACTCTAACCGCTCCAGTACCATTTGAAGCAGAAAGTTCAATAGTTGAATCGTCAACAGTAACTTCAATCTCGTCTGCATTTGCTGTAATACCATCACCGCCAATAACATTCAGTGTTCGGTTAGCAGCGATTGTACCACCACCAGTAAGACCAGTACCAGCAATAACGCTTACAGTCGAGTGATCAATATGTTCGTTGGCAACAAATCCAGAAAGGTCATCGTGTACAATAGAAGCATTAAACTGACCAAGAAACTCTGCGGAGTCAAGATTTACTGTTACGGTATCACCTGATACTGCGGTTGCAATACCTTGTCCACCAGCAATGGTAAGTGTATCAGTACCGATTAGAACACCGTCATCTGTGCCAGTATCCGCAGCAATATCTAATGTAGAAGAAATAGCTGATGTGCCAGCGTTGGTAATTCTACCTTGGGCATCAACAGTAAAGTTTGGAATAGCAGTACCAGAACCATATGTGTTTGGTGTAACCGCTGTGTTATCTAGGTTAGTGGTAACAGTATTTGATGTAACCACTGTGGTAAGACCAGTGCCGCCAGCAAATGTAAGTGTCTCTGATGCAACTTCAATATTGTCTGTACCGGTATCACCAGCAATATCAATATCGTTGTTAGCTGCCACTTGCGTATCAACGTATGCTTTGTTTGCTGCATCTGAATCGAGTACAGGTGTTGCGACACCACCAACAACAGATTGTGACATAAGAACCTTACCAGATCCATTAGGATCCATGATAAGATTTCCGTTAGTATCTGTTGTGGATATTGTGTTACCATTTAGTGTAACATTGTCAACATTTAACACATCAATTTTATTTGATGCATCTGTAATAATAGCAGACGATGCAGTAAGTGTACCAGCAACGTGGTCAAGCATACTTGTAAAATATTCACCGCCAATAACAACTACAGAAGTAGCATTTCCACTTCCATCATCACCTTTACCAAAGTATAATCTATCACCGCCATTAGCTTGGGTACCAGTACCCATTGCATAACCGATCTCCGCTGTTTTTAACGAGGATGGTGCAGTGGTACCTGTACCTCTTTTAATTCTAATTACGGCCATTAGAAGTTGCCTCCATTTATATTAGTATTTGTATTATCCAGTTCAACTTTTGCTTCAAACTCGGATGTTGTTCCATTATATACTAACATACTACCATCAGTAACGCCTGTTAAGTTAACACCTCCTAAGTTGTTAATAGAAAATGCGCCTGATGTAACTCTTCTAACAGGACGGCCAACTACAACTTTTTTAACTTGTGTGACATTACCAGTTTGCACTAGCACCTTGGTTTTTTCACCGTGATTTACACGAATAGGCATTTAAATTCCTTACCTTGTCACAGAAGGAGTTACAAAGACTTTACCTTCAAGAACTCTTTCAGTTATTGTATTTGTATCACTATCAACATAGGATAATTCAACATCGTAAACCCAACGCCCAGCTTCTAGTGCATCAGTCTGCGTATTTGTGAGAGACAACGTTGCAATGCCATCTGTTGATGGAGTTGCAATTATTGCATTAAATGCTTGAGTATTATCACTATCCGAATTGTAATTTCTTTTCATTTTAGCGGCTACTGTATGGTTGGTTAAATCTTTAACCGAACCATCTTTATTGGTCATATGCAGTTCTATTGATACATCAGCGCCTTGATCAATACTTATGTCTTCGTAGTCCGCCATTAATTACTACCTTTAACTACTTTTTTGTTGCATTATACTCTATTTATAATAAAAAAGCTTTTTATCCTAGGCATATTTATAAAAATTTTTAAAGTATTCTGTAGCAGCTTTTCTGTGGCCATCTGATTGCATGCCATTTAATAGTGCTACAGTTACTTTTGGCATGTGATAACCAAAACCCTTTACATTATGTTTATGAAGCCATTCTTTATCTGCTACCATAGGTCTTTTAAAACACATATAGTAATCCTTACCCCAATCCAAATATTTAAATTTATCTTGATGATTTGCCCATAGGTATCTACATACGCCTCGGTACTTAATAATATTAAAATCAAGATCATTTAAAAAATGTTCTTTTACAGATTTCATTTTACTTGGTTTAAAAATCATAATAGAGGAGTTAACTTCAGTAGGTGATTCAGGATAAGCATCAAGGTTTTTTGGAAATGCTCCTATAAATGGTATTGTTATTTTTTCTGGGTCATATAACTCAGTAAAAAAATAATCTATATTATTCTGTAATACCACATCAAGGTCAAAGAAAATAGTGGGTGCATCAAATGCATATATGTTATCAAAAATAGTTAATTTCCACCAATAAGAATCAAGATCATAAACTCTATTAATATCAATTGTCTCTATATACGGATTTAAATAATCTGCATTATCGGTCATGCAATAAAAAATAAATGGCAAAGAACAATTATCCTTTACCATTTGGTATAATCTATTAGGATAAGTATGATCATATTTCGTACCATACTTTACACATACTACATTAATCATACTGGATCTTCTAAGTCCTCAATTATTTCTTGCCACACTGTTTCATGTGGACCCCAAACATAAGCAATAGATAATCTTAAACAGTTAGTGCTTGCTGCATGGTAACACAGATCTTCAGGCTCATCATACGAGCCAAAATATGTCATTTTTGCCTGCCAACCAGCATGATCAGGAATACGTACACGCTCTTTCTTATCAGCATCCCAATAATCAAACCAACCATCACCATTTTCAGACCATGAGAGAATCAGATTGTAACCAGATGCGTTGGCGTTGTTGTGCCAAGAGATGAATCCACCAGGAGGGTACGTACTAACCAATGTATTCTTTTTAGCAGACAACTCTGTCATTAATTTAAAATTTAATTCTTCTCCTTTTGTACGGTATTCTGATATTAAATCAATATATGCTTTATCTCCACCCAATTGGTTATCAGGCATTAAATCAGCATATGATCTCATTTTATCTGGATAGCCTTTATGATTTCTCCCTAAGTTCATAATTTCATGCATATACTCGTCAGATAAATATTTTTCTGCTGAATCATCTTTACAGTTTAATCTAAGTTTACTGTCCATTTCACCTGATTGATGTCTCTCTTGAATAAAACTTCTATACTCTTCAAGAGCATCTAACACAACAGTATTATTTAATTTTATACCTCTCACTTCTTTCATAATCTTAAATCCTTATTCATTGTAGATGAATGATGTATTAAAATAGGTTCTTTATCAACTAACCTATAATTTCCATTACTATCAAATCCAAAACTTGAGAACCAATTCCATCTGTAGTTTTCTTTAAATATACCGATTTTAATATCCTTATATTTAGGTATCTTATTAGTTAACCACCAAAGAGTAAACTGATCCCATCTTAGCATTGAATGTGGTGTATCTTCAGGATACCATCTCTCACTTTTTGGTTCTGCTCTACGTCCTCTAGAATGCTGATACCATTCTTCTTGGATTACAAACATATCCCACCAATCTTGCATAAAGTCCTTGACAAGAGGATTTTTCATATTATATAAACAAACACCACCACATAGTACCAGATCAATCATATCTCCTGTGCTAGGAATAGGAGCCGTGACCTCTACAAATCCTTTTTGTGCTACCTCATCTTTGGTTAATTCAACGAACTTCATGTCATCATCACCAATCTGATCCCAGATAGTAATGATATCTTCATGTTGGCACTCTTGATCAGCATCAATGTACATTGTTAAATCAAAAGGAGAATTAGCCATACCATATAATTTAGACCGTATATGATCTTCACAGTCAAATACTTGGATATTAGGATCTTCTGCTCTTTCGTCTAAAAATCTTTTTTCTGTAAATAAAGCAAACTGAGCATCTGGGTATTCTACCAAAATAGAATCAATAAGATTCATTGCGGAATAATAGAATGCAACTTTTTTAGATGCTACAATTACAAAGCCTTTACTTTGTTTCAATTTCATTATTATACTCTTCTTGTATAAGCATTGTAAGATATGCTTGCATTTCAAAAATGTTTTTGGATTTACGAATTTTTGATTTAAGTTTTCTATTTTTGGATGCTTTAATCAAATCAATTTCAAAGACTTCAAGCTTAGAATTAAAAAGGTTTTCAAGTTTCTGCGCTTGAATTTTCTCTTTCTCTTTTCTTTTATTAGCTTCGTGTCTATTTCGATGCCTATCTTCTCTTTCTTTAGTATTCTGATCAATTTTTTCTACGCCATTCTGCGCAATAATTTCTTGATAATCCTTTGTTAGTTTTCCATCTCGTGTATATTTACTAACAGTTGCTGTAGAAGAAGAAGTTTTGCCATCAGAGTGGTTAATTACCATTTTAGCGGTAATTCTATCTTTCTGGTAGTTTTCCCAGAAAGGGTGTTTCCATTGTTTTTTCATTATGATCTCCTAGCCTCATATCAGTACTATATATTACTGTATTAGGAAGTCCTTACATATAGAGTGTAGGTTTCAATATTTGTACTGCCTGCTTGTATTGTCTCACCAGCATAGTTGCCTTCGTAATTACCCGTAAAATCAGCAGCATAATCTACCGTCGAATCTCTTGTTGAAGGTATAGCAGCTCCTTGATAGTTGCCATCGTAGTTACCAGTGAAGTCACCTGTATAATCTCCAGTAAAATCACCTGTATAGGTTTCTTGGTCATCACGAGTAAATTGACCTTCATACGTTGCAGTATAGTTACCAGTAAAATCACCAACATAGTTACCGCCAAAAACAGCAGTGGAATCACGAGTAAAGTTTGCGGCATAGTTACCGGTGTAGTTGCCAGTATAATCTCCAGTAAATACATTGGTAGAATCACGAGTTGAGTCACGAGTAAAGTTTCCGGCATAGTTACCAGTATAATCACCAATAAAATTGCCATCATAATTATTAGTAGAAACACGAGTAAAGTTTGCGGAATAGTTACCAACAAAGTTTGCTCTGTAGTTACCAGTATAGTCAGGACCAGTAAAACTTCCAAAAAGAGTATTTGAAACACGAGTAAAGTTTGCGGCATAGTTACCAGCAAAGTTTTCGAGGAGGTAATTGCCTGTATAGTCAGCAGTATATGCAACAGTGGAATCACGAGTCGAATTACGAGTAAAGTTTGCAGCGTAGTTACCAGTATAATTGCCTATAAAGTTACCAGTAAAATCACTTGTTGAATTCCTAGTTGAATCACGAGTAAAGTTTGCAGCATAGTTACCAATAAAGTTACCAGTATAATCACCTACAAAATCATCAGTAGAATTACGAGTAAATGCTGCACCATCGTAAACTGCATCATAATTACCAGTATAATTTCCTATAAAATCATTTGTTGAGTTACGAGTAAAGTTATCTGTAGAGTTTCGTGTAAAAGTACCAATATAATCAATAAATGCACCAACATAGTTGCCTTCAAAATTGCCCTCATATTGTATTTGAGAGTTTCTTGTAGAGGTTCTGGTATAGTTTACATCAGCAGTTGTCTGTTTTGTATCAGTAGCCGTACCTTTAGCAACCCAGGTGCCGGGGGCAGTAGGAGCACCTTCAGTACCAGTTCTTAATAAGTACGTGCCTATAGATGTAGCCATAATTCTATTCTGGGCAATTTTACCGAGGCTATATCCAATCTGACCTAAAGTTGCTTCTTGAAGTCCAGTAAAAGATGATCCTTCATCTTGTGGTGTGCCTTTGAGCCGTACATATTTAACAGTAGATGGTGCCGTCATAGAAGTACGTTTCCAAATACTATAATTAAGAGCAGTACCATCTGTACGGTTATCTGTAAATACATTAGAAAGTGCAGCACTATAATCGGCACTGGGCGCACTTGTTGCAAGTTTATATGTACCAGGGTAATCATTTTCGTGAATAATTTTATTCAAGCGATCCACAAGAATATTGGTATCTGAGTCTGCCATTTCTTGCAGGTCACCATCTGCTGTGAAAGCAATGGGTCTACGGAAACCATCTGAATCTACAAGTGTAGTGGTACCTGATCTTTGGTAAATTATTTGGTTTGTGGTAGTAGTAGTACCAACCGGATCACCTACATTATCATCAAATTGTGTATCAGTAAAGGTACCAATAGCATCGGCGCCAGCACCAGATGTGTTAATTCTGCTAACTGAAGTATTGGCAATAGTGGATAATTTTAACCCTGCTCTGTACGCCAGAAAATTCTC